GCTGTAATGAGATCATCTAGCTAAACTTATGGGACAACTAGCAGAGTGGCGTAAACAAAATTGGGTTAGGATTGGTACAGATGGATCAATTAAAGGTCCATGTGGCACTAGCAAAAATAAAAAAAATCCTGATCGCTGTCTACCAGCAGCCAAAGCAAGAAGTCTATCTAAAGCTGAAAGAGCTAAAACAGCCAGAAAAAAGAAGAGAGCTGGTGCAAAAGGTAAGACAGTAGTTGCTAATACAAAAAAAGCAAAAGTAAGAATGGGTGAAGGCGGTCCAGTTAAAAAAATTACCTTTATAGCAAGAGGTTGTGGTAAAGTTATGAACAATCGTAGAAAAAAGACTACTATATCTTAGGAGTTATTATGTTTAAGAAAACAAAAGGTTATGGTAAAGGTGGCAAAAGAGGTGGAATGAAGCCTAAAGGCATGTCAAAAGGCGGTGCTGCAGGTGGTGCAAAACCTAAAGGTATGTCTCGAGGTGGCGCAGCTTCAAAAGGATTTAAAACTGGCGGCGCAGCTAAAGGTTACAGAAAAGGAGGGAGCGCCAAAGGCTATAAAAAAGGTGGCGCACCTAAAGGCAACAAAAGAGGCGGAAAATAATATATAGTAAGTGCCATATCTTTACAGCAATATTCCTTACTTTAAATGTTGGGTAAGGAAAGAATATACACACAATCACGATAAGTATCACGGCGAGTTTCTACACGCTATGGTTGTTGGCGTTACTACAATGCCAAACAGATGTCTTAGTTTTCACATAATATTTACAGGTGTCGAGGCTGAAGGTGAGCCTGAAGATACGGTTCACGGTGGAGCTATGTGGGCCCGCATGCCTATAACAGCTTTAGTTGGCGATACGCCTTTTGAAGAATGGCCTGAACCCATGCAAGTCCATGATGCTCAGCCTTGGGATTGTTCATCTCATCATAATTCAGTATATGTAATAAATAGAGCAACACCTTGTCCTTGGCTTGCTAAAATAGACGGTCAAATGTTTCCAGCCAAATATTATTTTACTGTTGATTATACAGAAAGTGAGATAGCAGACGATCCCGCGCAACATAAAAGCAGTCATGTATTAGAATTATTAGATGCAGGCGAATGGACTGGTAATATTGTCGCTTTACCAAATAATAGAGTCAGAGTAACGCATCCTGCTTGGTTCCAAACTGGTGAAGGAGCACCCGACTTTAGACCGTCTCAACATATACATTACTCTAAATCTGATTTAGACTATACCTTAGATGTCAACCGAGTTTTTGATAACTTGTATAACGATACGGAGGAATAATGGCAGAATTAACAGTTGCACAAAAAAAGAAATTAGTTAGTGCATTAAAAAAAGCTTCTAAATCTCATCTTGCACAAGCAAAAGTTATTGAAAAAAGCCTCAAAACAACAAAGCGTAAAAAATAATGGCAACTTCAGGTAGTACAGATTTTGAACCAAATGTAACTGAGTTTATTGAAGAAGCCTTTGAAAGATGCGGTATAGAACTTAGAACAGGCTACGATCTTAGAACTGCAAAAAGATCAGTAAATCTAATGTTGGCAGAATGGGCAAACAGAGGATTAAATCAATGGACTGTAGAGCAAGGCACTCAAACAGTAACAGAGGGCACTTCCGCATACACACTTAATTCTAATGTTATAGACATACTAGATGTGGTCTGTAGAAGAACCGTTAGCGATACTCAAACAGATATAAACATGTCTAGGCTTAGTCGTAGTGAGTATATCAACATACCTAATAAAACAACCAAAGCTAGACCAAATCAGTTTTTTTTAGATAAACAAATAATACCCGTGCTTAACGTATGGCCTACACCAGAAAACTCTACAGACGTTTTAGTTTTTAATAAATTAGTTCGTATGGATGATGCGGATACTTCAGTTGATACTATGGATTTGCCATTTAGGTTCTATCCTTGTTTTGTTGCAGGACTGTCATATTATTTATCACTTAAAAAAGCTCCAGAAAAAACACAATTACTAAAACAACTTTACGAAGAAGAGTTTTTACGTGCTGAGTCGCAAGACGAGGATAGAGCATCTTTTAGAATAAGGCCTTATCTTAGAGGCGTATAATGGCTTATGCTAGTGGTAAAAAAGCATTAGCAATCTGTGATAGATGTGGTTTTCGTTATAGATTACATGAGCTTAAAAAAGAATGGAACGGTCTAAAAACTTGCCCTAATTGTTTTGAAACAAAACATCCGCAACTAGAACCACATACAAGTCCTTCGGACCCGCAAGCAATTTTTGAACCAAGACCTGATACTGATAAAGAGGTTGGTCAAGGTTTTGTCATATCTAATAATGATAATATTATAAGTAGTTCAATAGCTGGCTTCAGGGTTGATAGTGCCCTGGGTGAAATTACTGTTGGCGGTACATCTACTGTTACCCCAACTCCATCTCCTACACCTGCCCCTACGCCAGCCCCGTCAATTACAACTTATACTGTCACGGTTGCAAGTTATTATGGCTCTAACTACTTTTACATCAATGGTTCAAGGCAAGCCACATTAGACTTAACAGAGGGCAGCACTTACCGTTTTGACCAATCTGATAGCAGTAATTCTGGACATCCTTTAAGATTTTCAACCACTTCAAATGGAACTCATAGTGGCGGATCTGAATACACTACTGGCGTAACTACATCAGGAACACCAGGATCTTCAGGGGCTTACACTCAGATAGAAGTTGCAAGTGGAGCACCTACGCTTTATTATTACTGTACTAATCATTCAGGTATGGGCGGTACTATAAATACGACATGACGCTAACAGAATTAAAGACGATCATACAAAATTACGTAGAAAATGATGACACTACCTTTGTAAATACTCTTGATGATATTATAAAAAATACTGAAGAAAGAATATTTGAGCTAGTGCAATTTGATTATTTTAGAAAAAATGTTAAAGGTCAACTTACTTTAGGCTCAAGATTTTTGACAGCTCCATCTGACTTTGAACTAAGTTTTTCTTTGGCAACGATTGATTCAAATGGCGAGTATAATTTTTTAGAAAAAAAACATACAAGCTTTATGCAAGAATACACACCAGATCCAACTGATAGTACAAAGTATGGCTTACCACTTTACTATGGCGATTATGATAAAGATTTAGCTACAGGCACCAAAGAGTCAACCCTTATTGTTGCCCCTACTCCAAATTCAAGCTACGAGGTAGAACTACATTATTTATATAAACCTAATTCTTTAGTAACTGATACAACTGGAACTTGGTTAGCAGAACATGCTAGAAATGCTTTAATATACGGTTGTTTAGTTGAAGCCTACACTTTTATGAAAGGAGAGCCTGATTTATTAGCTTTGTACGAAAACAGATTTTTACAAGAAATAAGCAGATTAAAAAATAAAGCTGAAGCAAGAGGTAGAAGAGACGAGTACCGATACGACTCGCTAAGAACAAACGTATCGTAGAAAGATATGAAACCAATAAAAAAACTTGAGGGTAAAACCATTGCTATTGTTGGTCTTGGCAAAAGCTGGTTTGAATACAATTTAGCCGCATCACACGGCGATCACTTTGATGAAGTATGGGGAATCAACGCAGTTGGCTCTGTTATATTTCACGACCGCACTTTTATGATGGACCCACCATCAAGATTTCTTGACAGCGACGATGCTGGCGGTCAAACGCATGGTATGAATAAACTGTTAAAAGACGGTAAAAAACCTATTTATACATGCGAGCTAGATGAAAGAGCCAAAAATCTAGTTTTATATCCTATTGAAGAAATAGTTAAAGATCTTAGTTGTACCTATCTCAACAATACTGTTGCCTACGCTATAGCTTTTGCACTTTGGAATAAAGTAGGAGCCATTCGTATGTATGGCGTGGATTTCACTTACAAAGGCAATTTGCACTTTGCCGAGTCAGGCAGAGCCTGTGTAGAATTTTGGTTATCTAAATGTATGCACGCTGGTATAGAGGTTGGTATAGCACAAACATCAACTTTGTTGGACACAGCCATACCAATACAAGAAAAGTTATATGGCTATCACAGACTCGCAGATCCTTTGGTTCCTTTGATTGATAAAGATAAGCTTATTGTTAAAAAAGCCAGCGAATTACAATATAAAAGAAAAACTCCTGATGCTATGTTAATTGGTAGACATGACGATA